TAAGTGACCGTTGGCCTAAAGACATTAATAGTCCGTATGCTAAACAACAAAATGATATTGTATGGCCAAATGTAAACGATAGATCATTAACAGATATAATTGAAGGTGAAGAATTATTAATGCCAAGTAAAAACAGATTTAAAATATGTGAGGTAACCTGCGGTGAGATGTAAATACTTAGACAATCAAGTTTGTGTACGATCAGATGGACAATATCGTCTATGTTGTGTTAGCCTTGAACAAACTAATAAAGAAAATATTAAAACACATACCCCACAAGAATGGCATGACAGTGACTTTCATAAAAAGACTGTTAAGGAGATGGAAGAAGGTAAATGGCCAGATGCTTGTACACGTTGTGAACAACAAGAACTACAAGGTATTGACAGTATGCGTACTAGAGTAAAACCAGACGGTACTAGATACGTTAGAAACTTTTATGGTCCTGGACTAAGTCATCTTGATATTAGATTTGGTAATAGTTGTAATCTTAAATGTGTTAGCTGTTGGGAAATGAGCAGTAGTAGTATTGCCGAAGAAGCTATCGAAATGAAGAAGGCCGGTATTGTTCCATTACACGGAGTGCTTGAAGTTCCAAACTTTAATTGGGCATCAGAAGAAACAATGAAAAAGTTTGATGACTTGCCTATTAGAGAAGTTTATCTAACAGGTGGCGAACCTATGATGGTTAGACACTTAGATAAGTTTTTAGAAAGACTTGATCCAAGTGTAGTAGTTAGATTTAATACTAACGGAACGTTATGGAACCCTAGAATTGAGAAACTACTAAAGAGATTTAAATTAGTAGTTATGAGTCTTAGCTTAGATGCCGCAAGTGATAAAATTAATTACATTAGAAGCGGAAGTAAATGGGACGAAATAGAAGTTAATGCACAAAAGTATGCAGAGTTTTGTAAAGTTGACGTAACTCCAACACTTAGTATTCTTAATGCGTTATACTATGACGAGCTTAAAGAATATGCTACTAAGAATAATTTTAAAATTTACGATAACTTATTAATTCTTCCAGAGTGGTTACATGTTAAAAATGCTCCTGATAGTTTAAAGGAACAGTTTAAAGGAATACATCCAGATGTTGACGGATGGGCAGATCATCCCAGTGATCCTAAAATTATTGAACACTTCATAAGACAAATAACAAAGCAAGATAATTGGCGTAAGATGTACATTAAAGATTACTTGCCAGAGGTGGCAAAGGCTTATGAAATTAATTAAAGAAAATACCGAATGGGGTAGAAAAGTATTTGAGCTTGAAGACAGGTTCCGTAAAGAATGGACTGTGATTGATCGAGAAAGACTTGAAGAACATATTATTATACTTGATGAAGTTATGGAAGGCTGGGTAATTGATTGGGGCGTTGATGACGAAAAGATGTTTATTGAATATCACAAAGTTCCTGGTACACCGGCAAGTGAGTTTGCTCACACACCACAGTTTATAAAAAAGATTTACGACTTTTGTAAGTTTACTATCAATGAAACTAGTCCGTATGCACACTACGACTGGGTACTAAGTAATATTATGATTGACGGTGATAAAATGTATATGGTAGATTGGGATAACGTTGGGTTATACAACGAAGAACAAATCATGACTAAACTACATTCTGATTTAACAAGTGCATTTGGAGATAAATTTGACCCCGCAAGCCTTTAGTTACGCTACACTAGGTAGTAATGGAATGATCTACATTCCACCATTTGGATTAAACGAAAGCATTGACTATATGCTTAAAATGGATCCAACTACATATGATATTACAAAAATTAAACTTGATGTTGACGAGTCTACAGAAAAGTGGCAGAATGGTATTGTTTACCGTAACTTAATTTACTTCTTACCATATAACGAAAGTAAGATCCTAGTTGTTGATACAGAAACAGATGCTATAGAATACATTGAAGTATCTCCTAAAGGCAAAGGCAAATACATACAAGGACATATACACGGTAATGAAATTGTAGCATTACCTTACGGAGAACATGAACCGTTTAGTTGGGCTATGCATCTTAATCTAAATGACCATACACTAACGCATGTGCATATAGAAGTACCAATTGAAGATTGTAAAAAATGGCATACTACACAAATGATAGATGGAATTATTTACGGAGTACCTCGCGGTGAAGCACCTGATCCTCCTATGTTCCATCATAGAATTCATTACGATTGTAACACTATGAAATACGAAATTATTGATATGCGTAACCATTGGTTAGACGTAGCTGATATACAATATACTAATAAAAAATTTACTACGTTAGCAAAAGTAGGACGTAAATTATATGCTCCGCCATACAGCGAAAACCCAGAGTTTGATACTTTATTACGTTTTGACGGAACACGTTGGTTTAGTGAAAACACAGGATTAAAAGAAACAAGCAGAATGTATTATTCACATACTGTTGCACGTAATGGGAAGATTTATTTTCCACCTGCAGGACATGATGAAGACTGGAGTGAAATGCTTATCATTGACAGCAACATTGATGCATGGTACACACAAGATTTGCATATAGGAAAAGAAAGTAAAAAATACTTTGCTGGTGTAGAAAACAGCCAAGGAAAATTATATTACATTCCTCGAGGTGGTTGTGTATGCGAACCTATAGAAACTTGGAAGAGTCAAGGAGACCTTGCAGAAATATTAGTAGTTGACACTAAAGACGATTCGTACTATACTATAGATGTAGGAGATTATTTTAAAGACTCAACTACAATAGAAAAGTATAACAACTGTTTAATACATGAAGATGTAATTTTTGCATTTCCATATGGAGAAAGTGCATCATTTCAAACTGTATTAGTTTTTGATACAGTAAAAGAACAAGTAGTACATACTGTGGATCTAAATAATGTATAAAGCATTTCAAGACTTTTACAAAGAACAATCTATTAAGCATATGCTTCTAGTTGAGCATAACAATGAATTACTGAGCCCTCCGTTTGCTACAGAAAAATGTAAAGACTACAGTAAAGTATTTTACAAAGGTGATTATATTAATTTAGATTTGCTACCAGCAACTAGCAAGACTAATGCTGTTGCACAAATTAAAGATAGCAGTTGGTTTCTTCCATATGGTATTTGGGACGAATTCAATACTGTTGTAGAACTACGTGGCACAACACCTTACTATCATACATTACCATTCAAAGGTAAAGGACAATTTTATAGTGTAGCAACAAACGGAAAGACTGCATTTAGTTTTCCATTAGGATATGAAGATACAAACTTTGGATTGTACATTGACGGAATAATTAAAACACATGAGTTGCCTATTAAAGGTAAAAAGTTACATATGGGAACTGTGTACTGCAACGGACGATATTGGAGTATGCCTAGAGGCGATGAACCTGGTTACAATACGCTTTTAAGTTTTGATGGTGAACAATATCAAAGTTATGAATTAGATGTTGATCCTAATATTACTAGAAAGTACACAGACATTATTGTTAAAGGTAATACATTATACAGTTTACCGTTTGGAGAAACTAAAGGACTTAACACTATTGTAGAGTTTGATACAGAAACAAATACTGCTACGTATCATACTATCGACGGAGTAGACTTTGCTAAAAAATATAACTGCGGTGTATTACTAGGTGATAAAATTGTTGCTGTACCTTACGGTGATGAACATGCTAATGATAGTAACTGGGGATTAGTATTTGATACAGTTACAAAAGAAACTACACAGTTTGATATCAAATTAGACTTTGGTGGCAAATATAGATTTAGATGTGGTATTGAATACAAAGGCAATGCGTACTTCTTTCCAAGCGGAACACCTAGTTGTCCTGTTATAGTAATTGACGATCAAGGGTATATTGTTAAAGACGAAACTTTCAAAGGTTTAATTTTTGGTAGACCTATTATACACAAAGACTACATAAATGTATTAGGATACCACATCGAAACACAGGAACATTTTATCTTTGTTTTTGGTGATAATTTGAAGGTAAAAGAGGTAACCAAAATATGAAATGTTTTGCTCCTTGGCATAGTATTACAGTACGCTTTAATGGTGATATTGTACCCTGCTGTGTGTATAAAGAACGCTATGGTAACGTGCTTAAAACACCTTTAAACACCGTCTTAGACAGCGTTACAGCGTCATACACAAAGGATAGCTTCCGTAATGGAGTGTTACCGCCAGCTTGTCAACAATGCACGTTAAAAGAAGAATCTGCAGGTCATAGCAGACGTTTATTCTTCCGTGATACACTCAATCCAATGTTGGAAAATACCAATTACGACTACTCAAAAAACTTCACAGATATCTACTTTTTGGAGTTTAATATGAGTAATATTTGTAATTTGAAATGTCGTATGTGTAGTGGACTTGCTTCTAGTGCCTGGGTTAAAGATGATATCAAATTACATAATTTGGACAGCAATTATCAACGCCCTGTTAACAGTCCAGAGTTTGGTTACACAAATAAAAGCGAACAAATTATAGAACGGTTGTTTGAAGATCCTACTCCATTTATGAACTTACAATATCTAAGCATACTAGGTGGGGAACCTTACATGGAACCTGCTAACAAAATAATATTACAAAAGTTTATTGATCTTGGTATCGCTAAAAACATTACACTTGACTGGACTACTAATGGTACTATTGTAGATGAGGAAGTACATGAACTTGCAAAACAGTTTGGTCAAACTAAATGGAATATAAGTGTTGAAGGTACTGAAGGACTATACGAATATATTAGAGGTGGTAAAAACTTTACGTTTGCAGAACTAAATGAAAATTTAAAACAGTTTAATTTTGCAACTAGAGTAATTATTACTACAACTGTTATGGCATATAACATTGCACACTTAGATAAACTGTATTGGTGGTTTGAAGAAAATAAACAAGACAACTGGGAAATATATTTTACAAATGTTGTAGTAACACCGCCTTACTTAAATCCGCAAGTTTTACCTAACAGCGTATTAGACAAAATTGATTTTAGATTTCCTAATATAAAGTACACTAGCAAAGACGATAGTAAACTGCTAGACACGTTTGTTAAGTATACAAAAGATTTAGATAAAATTAGAAACGAAAACGTATTAGACTATTGTCCAGAACTTAGTTTTTTATTTAAGTAAGCCTCTTCGAATCCCTCTTCCCGTGCATATAAAGGAGCACCATCACTTCCTGCTCTCCACAGCCTTTTAAAATAACTGTCAGCTGATTGTAATGCTGTTTCATCGCTACAATCAATATGTCCTTTAACCATCCAAAACAGTCGGTATGCTTCTTTCAGTTCTGCTTCGTCCATTGCCACGGTCCTTCCGTATGTATATATCACTCAAACATCCGCATACTGTTTTTCCGCATGTAATAGGCTCAGTTGGTAATCTATATCGTTCCATATTTCCTATTGGGCCACCAAATTGACAATCTGCTCTATATAGGTTACCCCACATATCTACGTTTACTCCGTCAATGCCTGCCCAACACTTCCAACCAGCAAAGTTATTCATTCCTGATATAATTAAATCGTTTGCTGTAATAGGTTGTTCGTCAAGTTTAAGATCGCCACGATGTAGTTTATCATCGTTAACTTCTCTAGCAAATGGCCACTGGCCAATTATTTGTTTTTGTTCGTTACTATAAGGAGATACAGTATTAGTAATATGCTCTCCGTCTGTTTTATCTAAAATAACTTTAGGATATATTGACATCCTATCTGTTCTATCATATAGGTATTGTGCTATTTTATACTGTTCGTCAAATGCTTCTTTGCCTGGTGGCAACATTAAATTAACAATAATTTCACAAGTTGTTGCATTTGCAATTTCTACAAAGTGTGATGCACTTGAATATTCTGGGTGGTAACTTATAAGCATACCATCAGTATATGGATCTATCTTTTTAAAGTATTCAACTGATTGACTTCCGTTTGTAACAAAACTAAATGTGTGTCCTTGTTCTTTAACAAGTTTTGCAAGATCAATAAAGTGTTTCCAATACGTAGGCTCTCCGCCACTAAGTCTATAACAAATTTCTTTAGCAGGTACTTTAAAATTCTCAACAAAGTTTTTAACAGTTTCCCATTTAGGTTGTCCTGTTGTTCCATTGTGCAAATGGTCTGGACAATAAGAACACCGATAGTTACACTTATTGCTTAAGGTCCAACTAACTAAGAACCAATCTTCTTTTGCTTTATCTTGATAGTCTAGTTTCATTCGCTCATGCTATTCTTAATAATTAAATCGTGTGTACGTTGATTTAGTTTAACTGTAAGGATTAATGAATGTAGTCCGTTAGTATAACTAAACACACTATGCTCTTTTTGGAAGTTAATAAAATGTACATATTCTGGATCAGGATAAATTAGTTTCTTATCTAGTATATGTGCATAGTTCTCAGGTTGGCATTTACCAAACGTAACTAGTAATCTAAAGTACTCCGGACCTACTCCTGGAAAATCTCTATGTGGTGGAAAGAATCCTCCCTCATCAACTCTAAGTAAATGTACACGACCAATGTCAGGTGCAAATACATCTACAAGACTTGCAAGTTGCGGAATGTTCTTGTATACTTCAGTTGGTGTTGTAAAGTTTTCTTCTTTCATTTCAACATCGTGGTAGCGTTGCATATGGCCAAAGCTATTCAAATGATAGTTGTCCATTACATCACCTGTATGACTTGTTACAGGTAAACCCCAACGGTTGTTGTGTGTATCTTTTTTTGCGTTATAAGGACACCAATTATCTTCAAACTGTTCTAACTGTTGTACAAGCTCATGCCCGTTAACTTTTAGTTTTAGTTTTACCATGTCGCCTAAATTACATAGGCTATTCCATAGTAAGGCTCTTTCGGTATTCATTATATGTGTTCTCCTAATTCGGGAAACGTTTTTCTAAAGTCCGTTCCACGTTGTTCATCTAATACTCTTAAATAATCTTGTAGTTGAGGTAGTTTATTTGACCAATCTTCGCTCATCATATATTCTATTAATCCTTCAAATCTTCTTTTGCCCATTGCATGTTCGTTCCAAGCACTATTAAATTTTTGGCTATCAATAAACCGTTCTATATTATCTTTAGCGAACTGTTTATATGCTTGTGGTAGCACACGTATATTTAAGTATGACGGAAAGTATACTAAGTGTGTACCTATAAGCCCACCACCAAACGGCAATACGTTAATATTATTAAACTGCTGTTGGATTTTCCACTCTGCAAGTTCATGTATATATGCTACATTTAGCAACTGTACTGCACAGGCCATGTTAACTTTGATATTAGGTCCTGCTTTATCTAATTTATGTAAGTTTGTACTTATATCTTTCCATTTACTTGGATAGCGTATATAATCATTCTTATCTCCATACGCATCAATACTAAAATTAAATGTTACTTCCTCAAAATGTTTCCACAATGCAAATAACTTATCAGGTAATTCTAATCCATTACTGTTATAACGTATACAAATATGTTTACTAAATCCGTTATCAACCATAAACTCTAATATAGCATAATGCTCTGGTATTAGTAGAGGTTCGCCTCCTGCAAAATACAATTCTTTAATATGTTGTGCTTGGTCTTTCATAGAATCAAGGAAGGATCCTTTCTTGTACCAAGTATAATCAAAGTCTTGATCCCAACTTTGTTCTGCAATTAAGTCTTTGTTTTTGTATTTAGGTTTTTGTAGTTTCCATTCTTTAATCCAACTGCTTGAATCATGTGGACTACACATTACGCACTTTAATTGGCACAAGTTACCAAGGCGTAAATCAAAGTAAGGAATGTTAACAGGTAAGTTACCGTCTGCGTCTGTTTGTTCTACAATACTATCAATGTCTAAACGCTTTTCCCACACTTTAGTTTCCCATTGACGCTTACTTACAATACCTTTTTCTTCTTCTGCAAAACATTTACGACAACTTGCAGGTACTTGGTCATTTAGCATTTGCAATCTTGTGTTACGCATATGCTCACTATTCCATACTTCTTCAATAGTATGGTCACGCATATTCATAGCAATGCCGTCTTTCTTAACAAGCCCTACTGTTTTGTCATCTTCTATCCCTGCACCTGATGCATTAGCAGTACAACAAACTCTAACGTCACCGTTAGGTCGTGTTGCTAAATGTATCCAAGGTAAAGGACAAAATGTTTTACTCATGCTCATGCCTTTCAAACTGTGCGTTTAGTTTATCAAACGTTCCGCATTGTTTTGAACATTCTTTAAGTCCAGTACTAGTCCAACAACTACTAATCTTGTTAAAAAAGCCGTTGTCAAAAATCTCTTCAAATGAATGATTGTGTAAATTAGGATATTCTTTAATTTTTGTCATGTAATCTATTCTTGAATGAGAGTGTTGTGGTAACCATTCTAAATCTAACCAACAACAAGGACTAACGTTTCCGTTTGCGGCAATATACATTTGTTTATCTTGAACTGCTTTACAATTAATAGTTGGCATAGATTCGTTCCTAGCTTTTTCTGCTGGAGCAATCATTTCTAAACTCTTTTGTGATGGTAATAGTGTATGCGTAATATTATAGTCGTCATCAATTACATCTAACTTACCATCTCTAAAACGTGTAGTATGCTTAATACTAAATCCTTTAAAGCCTAAGTCTTTACTTAATTGTTCACATGCACTTACTTGGTGTTCGTTATGTTTGAATACAAGCATATCCCATCTTGCATCTCCACCTGCTTCAATAAATGCTTGTGCGTTTTCTAAAATTTTCTCATAGTTTGTACTAATTCTATATAACGCATGAGTATCTCCTAGTCCGTCAATACCAAATACAATTTTTACTCCTACATCTGCAAGACTTTTAAACCAGTCAGTAGTTCTTGCACTTCCGTTAGTGTGCATTTGCAAGGTCATAAAAGGATTGTGCTTACGTAGGTATTGCATTATGCCTAGTGTGTCTTTGGCCATAATAGGATCGCCTAAGTTACCACACATATTTAGAAACTTTAATTGTTGTACAAAACTTACAGGAAACCATTTTGTAAATTGTTGGTAACTAATTTCTGTAAGATCTAAACTGTCAAGTTCAGGTCCACCATTGATCCTTCTTGGACACATAGGACATCTTGCTTGGCACCTTGTTGTAACTTCTAAATGTATTGATGTAATATCTTCGTAGTTATACATCTTTTGTTCCTATAATCATAAATCGTTTATATTTTGTTAATTCTAATTCTTTTGCAACTTCAATTTTTAACTTTGATTTCTTTTCAAACTCGCCAAGCGTTTCACTACAGTTAACATGTTCTTCTAACTCGGTGTAGTTATTAGATTGTAAAATTATCTTTGTACCCTTTGGTATATTATTTAACCATTGCATATATTGTTCTTGTGTAATATGTTCGCAACTTGTATTAATAACAAAATAAGGACTAGTTGTATATTCGTAAGTACACATATCTGCTGTAACTGCTTCAAACATACCTTCCATCTCTTGACGCTTGTTTACTGTACTTGCAATTTCTTTACAAACAGGATCAAGGTCTACACTTGTAATATGTTTAATACCAATATCACTATTGAATAACATATTTGCTAACACACCATTCCAACCGCCATGTATAACAACACTAGCATTACTAATTGTTTTAGCCTTTGCTTGTAGAATATCAACTAACCAAGTTTTAGATTCTAACTGTCCGCCCCAAAAACTTTCTAAGGTACGGCTTCTGTCATCGCTGTTACGAATAGCGTCCATCCAAAACTTAATATCTTTAATATCTATTTTCATAATTCGTTAACTAACTTATCAAAGGCTTCTTCACCTAATACATTGTATAATACTACTACTAAGAATATAAACCATAATAACCAAAACACATAATAGCCTAACTTTGTCCATCCTAATCCTAGTATTTTATATACTGTTGGCATAGGCAAATACTTTTCAAATAATGTAGTAATATCCCATACAAATTTAAGCATAAAAATCCACATCAATGCTCTAACGTATTTGTTCTTTATATCAGAAACTTTAAAGTTTGCTTGTGCTTCTTTTACTTTTTTATCATGCGCCTTATAGCGTTCCCATAACTTCTTCATAGTTGTACCTTTGGTATTTTATTATCTGCACTACTAACACACGTATCAGTTACACACTTAGATGGTGTCTTAAACAGCGTAAAACCGTCTTTAAGCGTACCTAGAGGTTCATCGCTACAACTGTAAGCTCTTTTAACTTCATCGCCACGTATGATGCAACTTTGATATCCTGCGTTACAAGTCCAGCCTTTAAACTTATTAAAGCCAAATGCATTTAATCTTTCTGCTTGGTCAAGTTCGTATTCTATTCCATCATTTGCTTTGAGCCTAACTTGTGCGGTTTGTTGCTCTGATTCTGTTTGTAGGATTTTTGTTTGTTCTTCCGTGTAACCACTGACCACAAATGACGCAGTTGGGTCGCTTTGTGGCTTAAGAGTAACATGTATTCCTCTATCAATAAATCGTAATGATCTTTCATAATATTCCTTCCATAGATCGGGTACCATAACTTGATTGATTGTTACTAGTACTCCTTCTTTCATAAGCTGTAAACACTTGTCTCCAAACTCTTGTTCATTTGCAAACTCTGCATGGAAACTTGCTGTAATACTTCTACGTTGTAATCCTTTAGTTGCTTCTAACCATTTGTTCCACCATTTACTTCCTGGTGATAAATTTGTAGTCATATGTAAACTTTGATATTCTGGTGCTGTATCACTACAGTAATGCTCTATGAGCTCCCCAAAGTCTTTATATGCTGTTGGTTCTCCTCCGCTAAAACTAAAATGAAATTGTGTATACCCATTGTCTCTTGCTTGACTTTTTATTTCATCAATAGTACTTTTATATAAACTTAATTCTTGATGGTCAGGCTTATCTGTATTTGCATAAGGCCAACAGTAGCTACATTTATAATTACAAAAACGTCCAAGTATCCAACTAACATTAAACAACGGATTGTCTAACATTGTTTTTTGTCCTAAAGACGTTATGTTATTAAAAGGAATCGTTTGCATACTGTAGTTCTAACCATTCAAAATCGTTTATTAACCCCAAATCAGCGCCGTCAGAAAGGCCAAACTGCATACCAGCATTAGCACCTCGTAACGCATATCTACTATGTATTCCATCAGCATGAGTAGTCCAAGTTTTAAGTCGTTCATTTGTTTCTTCCTCTAGTTGTCCTTGTATTGTTTTACTTGCCAGCTTTGCACATTCTCTAAACGCACCACGCCATGTACTTAATGGATCTGTGTTGAACGCAGTAATGTTACTAACTTCTGGCATTGCTTTAAATTTATCACTAATACTAGTAGTCATATCATTTGTTGTAGTGTCCATCTTTAGTGTAAGCATACGTGGTAATAACTTAACTCCACCATATCCATACTCTAATCCGTTAACAGGATTTCTTGCTCTCCACACATGAACACAATCTAAATCGTAACTACTAACTTCGTGATCAAATTTAAAATCGTCTACTATCTGGGCGTCACCATCTACAACCCAAAACATTTTTGTAAAACATTTTTTAGCACCTGCTACGTGTGCTTGGTGAATTCCTTTAACATCTTTAACACGCTTTGCCATTGGATATTGTTGTTTAAGTTTATCCCAATTACTATCAGCGTTTGCTTCACCGTAACTTATAAAAACAATATCATACATGTGGTGCTATCTCGTTAGCTAGTTCCTCTTGTATTAATCTATCTACATGACAGTTATCTGGGAACCTGTCGCTGTCTGTCATAATTTTAATTACTTTTTCGTATTCGTCAACTATAGTTTTAAACTCTGTATCTTCACCTTCTGGTATATGAGGAATATTAAGTTCAGGTTTTTGTCTAGCAAACATACGTAAACTCTCTGCCGCATTTTCTGTTAGGTCTGGTCTACGTCTACGAACATTTTCTGCTGTACCCCAACTACTAATTAATGGTACTGGTCTTCCTATTATTTTATCCATCCACTCACGATGTACATATTTTATAAAAGTATACTTACTAATATCTTTAGGTAGTTTACCCCAACCTTCAATTACTAACCAAGGTATACCTGTTTGCTCGTAAATTGCTTGTGCGCCATCTAATGCTATTGTAAGTAATTCATCACTTATCTCTTTAATGCTATTAGCATTTCTAATTTTATCTTCGCTTTGATCGTAATACTTTTGCAAGTCATATAGTCCTGCTTCATCTGGCCATAAACTTCTTTTTAAATCTCTACAAGGCTCAGTAAGCATCCATATGATTAAATTAGGTTTATAAAATACTGGACTAGTAAAACAAGGTGCAAGACCTAATGCTTCTTCAACTTTAAAAATTGCTTCAAAGTTACCTGATCCACCAAACGCATAGTTGGCAGTAGCATGACCCATTTGATCTAAGTTGTAACCAAATCCTGGCCATACAACTTGAAAAGGCTTAGGTGCAGAACCTTCTAAATATTTGTCTTTATTCCACGGTTGAAATAGTTCTGGGTGTTTAGGATTTGCACAAGCAGGTCCTGGAATAATAGTTCCCCACTCACCTAGTGCATTACTGTCACCAACAATTAAAATTTTCTTCATCGTGTGTTTCCATAATGGAATACTTCTAACTTTTTAGACTC